GTCGGACGGGCCTGGGCATCTGCCGAGGCCAAGCTGGACCGCAACGAGGTCCTCAAGCTCTGCGGGGCTGACCCGATGCTCGACAGCTCCCAGGCCCGCTGCACGATGGGCGTCGACGTCGGGAAAGATCTCCACGTCGTCATCAGCCGGCCGCACCCGACGCGCCCCGGGATCCGCCAGGTGGTGCGCCTGCTCGTGGACGTCGATCGCCCGACCGGAGCAATGCGTCCGTTCGCCGGGCTCGACGTGCTGATGACGCGGTTCAACATCTGGCGCTGCGTGATTGACGGCGGGCCCTATCCGCACGCCTCGCGCGCGTTCGCGAACCGCTTCCCGGGGAAGGTGTTCCTCTCCTATTTCAACGAGCACCAGCGCGGCGAGATCCGGTGGGACGAGGAGCAGCACATGGTCACCGTCAACCGAACGGAGATCTTGGATGCGAGCCACGAGACGATCCTGAACCCGCGCGTGGTGCTGCCCGGGCAGGATCCGATCGTCGAGATGTTCGCCGACCACCTGGCAGCCGACGCCAAGCGCCTCGAGGAGGACCCGCGTACTGGTTCCAAGCGCTACGTCTACGTGAAGTTCGGCGAGAACCACTTCGATTTCGCCTACACCTACGACTTCATGGCCTGGATGAACGAGCCGCAGAAGCCCGCCTCGCGCGTGCTGGCGGTAAACCGTTCGCGCGGGCCCCTTGCCGACCGCGGCTGAGCCCGCGGCTGAGGAGGAACGTGCGATGACGCAGCTTGCGCTGAAATGCCCGGACGCGAAGTGTGGCTGGGAGGGGACGATGGGGACGGCGATCTCGCACAACCTCGGGTACGACTGCCCGCAGAGCGGCCACCGCGTGTACACGTCGGACGCGGGCCCGGCGGCCGCTGAGGTGAAGACGACGAAGAGTGCGGCGCCGTCCGGCCAGAAGGCCCGCGACGAGGCTGCCGCCGACAAGGCGGGCGAGAAGATCGTCGCCGCGCAGGAGAAGGACGCGACGAAGGCGACCGGGAGCGGGAAGTAACCGATGGCCGAAGCCGGCGGCGCGACTCTCGCAATCGTGAACGAGGGGGGGCAGGCGGCACAGCCTGGCGGGGGAAAGTCCGGCCGGCCGCTGCTGTTCTTCACCACGCCGCCGGCGTACGACCCCGAGAAGGACTTCGACAAGGAGTCGAAGGAGGTCTTCGAGTCTCGCCGGGAGGCGTTCGTGATCCCCCGGTGGGCGGACGGGGAGAAGCGGACGGTCGAGAACAGCCTCGACGCGCGCCTGATGATCGCCGCTCCGTCCGCCAGCGCCGAGGACCCTGGAAAGATCCGCGAAGCCTCGCTCTCGTTCCAGCGCATCGCGGTCCGCAGCTTCAGCGAGCTGAAGAACCTGAGCGAGGCCACGAAGGCGGTATGCGCCCACTCCGTCCGCGAGGCGGCATCCGACCCGACCCTTGAGCCATGGATCGCTGCCGCCCGCGGGCTGGTCGCCATGCGCCTCATGGAGTCGGGCCGGATGACTCTCCAGGAGGGCACCGCGCGGCTGCGGGAGGGCGGATACTTCGCCGACCCGTTCCTGAGCTTCGAGACCGGGGCGCTGTCCTCGAGCGACATGAGTCTGCTAGGCCCGAACGACGAGTTCATCCCGCTCGCCGGCGGGCCCGGGTCGAAGCAGCTCTACCTCTACGACATGCTCCTCGCCCACGCGCGCGCCTTCGAGGCCATCAACCACAACCCGATCGCGAAGCAGATCGTCGAGCTGACGACGAACTTCGTCCTCGGCCGCGGCGTACGCGCGAAGGCGAACCACCCGCGCGTACAGGAGCTGTGGGACCAGTTCTGGAAGGCGAACCGGATGGACGAGCGCCTGCGGACCTGGATGCGGGATCTTTCGTGGCAGGGGGAGCTGTTCGTCCGCTGCTTCCCCGGCGGGCCCGGCGGGATGGTCGTGCGCGAGCTGGACAGCTCGTCGATCTGGGAGGTCGTCACCAACCCCGAGGACATCGAGGAGGTCTACTACTACCACCAGCAATTCTCGTCCGCGTTCCAGACGAACACGCGCACGGGGATCGACTCCTCGCGCTACGTGGTGCGGCAGATCCCGGCCGCCGAGATGGAACACCTGAGGGTGAACATTTCATCCGGCGAGAAGCGCGGGCGCTCGGACCTCTACTCGCTGCTGACCTGGCTCAAGCGGGTGAAGGATTACTACAACGCGGTCGTGGTCCGCGCCCAGGAAGAAGCGTCGCACTGCCGCGAGATCATCCTCGACGGGTCAGATGCCGACGTGCAGGCCGCGGCGAGCGACCCGCAGTTCAACCAGCCGCCGCCCCCCGGGTCGAACTGGATCCACAACCGCGCGGTCGAGGTGAAACCGTCGTCGCTGATGCACGGGGATCTCGGGTCCGGCTCGCGGGACATCGGCGGGCAGATCCTCGGCGTGATCGCGGTCGGCGCCAGCATGCCGCCGCCGTGGCTGTCGTTCACCGGGACGGAGGCGACGCGGGCAAACACGCTGACGGCGGCGGAGCCCGCCACCCAGCACTTCGGCAGCCGGCAAAGGCTGTGCGAGATCATCCTCCAGCGGATGAAGGACCGCGTCCTGCCGGAGTGGAAGCGGCTCAGGCTTCTCCCCGACACCGAGGTCGAGAAGGTCACCGTCCGCGCGCTGATCCGCCTGGTGCGCGACCAGAAGTTCGGCGAGCTGGTGACGGTCCTCGGGCAGGTGCTCACGGGCGGGGGTCTCGCGCGCAAGGTGCCGCTCGACACCGGGATCGAGTTCATCTTTCCCGAGGTCAAGACGTCGAATCGGACCGAGAAGATCAAGGACATCCAGACCGCCGAGGCCGGCCGGCACTTCTCCCACGAGCGGTCGTCCAACATGATCGCGGCCGAGCTCGAGGTGACCACCTACGACTTCCAGGAGGAGATGGCGGCGATCCAGGAGGAGGTCGCGGCGGGGATCGGTCCGCCGCAGCTCGGGCTCGAGGATGACCTGGTGGGGGACCACACGGAGACGCCGGGGGAGCCGGCGCCGCAGGCGGGGAGCGACGCGAACGCGCGGGGCTACCGGGATCGGATGGGGACGGCGTGACGCGGCGAGCGGAGATCCTGACGTTCCTCGATCGGCCCTACGCGAAACACCACCCGCAGTTCGATGCGGACCTGAACCACCGCGAGACAGACGCGCGGATGAAGGCTCTGGAGGGGATGGCTCGCGCTGTGCTGGCGCGGTCGTACGACCACTCCGGCGACGATTGCATCCACGCTGAGGGACTCCTGGAAGCGATGGCGGACTGCATCCCGAAGGCGCAGCCGTGAGCACCAACCGGTTCGCCATGATGATCAATCGCAAAGCAGCGACCGAGATGATCGTGGTCCAGGAGCTGACGCCCGAGATCGTCAAGCTGTTGCCGCCACCGCCGATCGAGACGATGCTCGAACCGTGCCAAGACTTGCCACAGACCGATCGCGTCCTGTTCATGCGCACCGGTAGGGTGATCCAGATTCCGGGCGGCACGATGATCAGGATCTACCAGGAGCAGACGTGAACTGGCTCACGACGATCCTGCAAGCGTTCGGGAAACCCTTCCAGTGGTGGGTCGTCGTCGCGCCCTGGGAGCGCGGGCTGCTCATCCGGCTCGGCCGAGTCGCCAAGGTCCTGGAGCCGGGGCCGCACTTCCGCATTCCCTTCCTCGACCGCGTCTACGTCCAGAGCATCCGCAAGCGGACGATCGTGGACACGGGCTACTCGGTGACGTCGAAGGATGGCGCGGTTCTCACGGTGAGCATCGCTATCGATTTCGCCATCACGGACGTGCGGTGCCTCTACGATTCGATGGCAAACCCGGAGGTGACGATCTCGACGATGGCCGCGTCGAGGATCGCGCAGTACGTCTCGGGGTGCGACCGCGTGGACCTGAGCCCGGATGCCATCGGCAGCGACGCCACCCGGAACGTGCTGCCGAGGCCCGAGACAATGGGGATCGGAGACTTCGACGTGCGGGTGACGGGGTTCGCGTTCTCTCGGGCGCTCCGCGTGATGATGAACGAGTACCGGCACGGCAGCGGCCTCTACGATTTCGAGAAAGAGCAGAGCGGCCTCCGATGACCCTCGCCGCCTACCAGCTCGACGGCCTGGCCGAGCGCGTCGCGCTCCTCGAGCGGACCCTGCCGACGTTCACCAGGAAGACCCGCCGGCAGTCCCGTCAGGTGGACGCCATCGCCCACGCCGAGCAGCTCGCCCGCGAACGGCTGTCCGCCCTCGACGCCGCGTCGCAGAACCGGTTACTGAAAGCGTACCGCCGGTCCGGCCGGGAGATCCGCCGCACGCTCCGGGCCATCATGGCGAAGTACCCCAAGGGCCAGTGGAACTACTCCGACGCCATCCGCTACGGGGACCTGGCGCGCATCTTCGGAGAGGCGCGGCTGCGCATCGGCGACCTGGGGTTCCGCACGTTCCGGGACCTGGAGGACGACCTGGCGCAGGCGTACCGCTACGCCTCGGGATTCTCGGCCTACCAGCTCGACATCGCGACGCCGCCCGACATCGGGATCTCGTTCGCCTCCATCCCGGAGCCTCAGGTACGCGCCATCCTTGACCAACCGTTCGAGGGTGCGCGCTTCTCACAGCGTTGGGGGCAGGTCACGAACGAGATGGCCCAGCGCGTCCAGGGGGAACTCGTCCAGAGCATGATCCAGGGCGAAGGGATCCCCGAGGCGACGAAGCGGGTGATGAAGGTCTTCCAGGGCGAATACGCGCGCTCCATCACCATCGCCCGCAGCGAGATCATCCGGGCCTCCACGCTCGGCAAGCAGCAGGTGATCGACGAGAACCGCGACCTGATCGACGCCGAGCACCCGAAGGAGTGGGTCGTCACGGACGACGATTCCATGTGCGAATTCTGCCAGGCAATCCAGTCGGACGATCGCTATCGACTCGCCGGCAGCGACCACATGTTCCTGCTCCCGGACGGCCGCCGCGTGCTTGGCCCGCCGGCTCATCCCCGATGCCGCTGCACGCCCCTGCCACGCCTGAAGTCGTGGGCGGAGCTGATCGACCCATCCATGAAGGCGGACGAGGACGACATCGGTCTGCGCGCGATCCGCAACCCGGAGACAGGGAAGACCGAGATCGTGGACCTGCCGACCTACGAGCGGTGGTCCGATACGTGGGAGCAGCACCGCGAGCTGATGAACTTCGAGCATCCGAACATCGACACAGGGCGGTCGCCGCACTACACGCCGGCCGTTCCAGGGGCGTTCCAGTAGGGGAGACGCGACGAGCCGCGTGAGGAGGACTGTATGGACGAGAAGGCACCCGCAACGCCGCAGCAACGGCGCGGACTGACCTACGACGACGTGTGCGACATCTTCACCTACCACAGCCCGACCGATGAGCAGCTTCCGAAGTACGAGGCGATCCGCGGGATGGCCAAGGTGATGGCGCAGACCATCCTGGAGAACACGCCACCGGGACCCGACCAGACGACGGCGATCCGGAAGCTGCGGGAGGCCGTGATGACCTCGAACGCGGCGATTGCACTGGGCGGGAAGTACTGATCCGCATGTACGGCTCGCAGACGTGGTGCACGGATCGGAACTGCCTGGTCTACCACCCGGACCCGGCGGCCGCGCCGCTCAATCCTGAGCCGCCGCAGGGCGGATCCGGAGTCGTTGGGCTGGCCCCTCCCGACCCCTACCAGGAGCGCATCGAGGCGATCTCCGCGAAGGTCCTCGCGGTCCTCGTGGACGTGTTCCCGTCGAACACCGACGAAGCGGAGGCGCGGATCCATCTGGCGCACCACCAGATCGGCGAGATGATCGAGATCCTCCTCCAGGACCTGATCATGGCGGCCGCGGCGGGGGGCGGGGGAAACGTCGTCACGCTGCGGTTCGAGCAGCCGCAGCTCCTCTCGCTGCTTGAAGCGCTCGACGGGAAGGCGCGGACATGACGGGCGAGCCCGCAGCCACGGCCCCCGTCGAGCCCGTTCCCGCGTGCGCCCACGAGCGCTTCAACGCACTCGTCAACGTCCACCGGATCACGAATGGCGATGGCGGCCCCATCGTCGGCTACATGGCGGACGTGAAGGTCGCCTGCGCGCAGTGCGGCGAGCCGTTCGTGTTCCTGGGCCTGCCGGCGGGGGCGAATCTCAAGCAGCCGATGTGCTCGCCCCTCGGTGAGGAGGCGCGTCTGCCGATCGGCCCGGTGTCCGTGGTCAACCCCGCGGCGCTGGCCGTGGTGTCGCAGGTGATCCAGTGATGCCGCTCGGTGAGCGCCTGGATGTCCTGCGGCGCAAGGCGATCGTGTGGTACCTGAACCTCAGGTGGAAGCTGAGACGGAAGGGACGAATCGTCTACGTCGTCGTGAGGGCTGACCCGGACCGGTTCATTCCCGATCCTCGGTGGCCCGAGGCGAAACAGTGGATCTGCATTGACGTGCAGGTGATCGGCGTCTTCAGCGCGCTGGAAAAGGCACGCGTCGTCGGTCTACGACCGAACCATTACGTGGGAGCGCAGCGGCTCGACAGCGACTACGGGCGCAGCTGGCCTGCGTGTGCGCACGTGATGAAGGACCATGCAGGAGGAGCGATCCAGTGACCGCCATCATCCAACCCGAGAACCTCGGCAGCGGCGCGCCGCCCGCGCGTCCCGGCCGCACCGTCAAGTGGTCCGAGTGCCGCGAGTTCCAGGAGGAGATCGAGGCCGAGGGCCGCGCGATCTTCGACGCCTTCAACTACAACCGCAACCTGCAACAGCTCGTCTCCCTGATCCTCGTCTGCGTCGATCGCCAGGGGGCGCGCCTCAGCCAGGACCCCTTGCGTGCCGGATTGTCGATCGGCTGGGTCCCGGAGGGGTCGATCATCATCCGCCCGGAGTGGAGCGTCATCATCGACCGTCCGCCGGCGGTGAATCTGGAGGGATCGGACGCGCGGGTGCAGGCGCTCGCGAAGGCACCGCGGCTGCGCGGGCCGATGGCCGAGCTGCTGCGCACGCTCGTCGTGTTCGCGCGGGCCAAGGGGATCTCCGTGGGACAGATCGACTTCGGTGTCGACGAGCTGTCGGACGGCACGCTGAAGGTGACGCTGTGGGACAAGCAACGGCGGCAGCTTCGCCATGCGGTCACGGACGTGCCCTGGGCGGCGCCGGCGACGGGAGCGGGAACGTGAGCGAGCCACAGCAGGGCACCCCCTACACCCTCTCCATCGAGGAGATCGAGATCATCGAGGCAACCCGCCGCAACCGGCGTCTCGGCGGCTTTGCGAAGGTCCACACCTTGATCCGCGACGGGCAGATCGTCCGGGTCGAGGAGGAGCGCTCGAAGGACCTCGACGGACGCCTGCCGCGACACACGCGCTTGCGCGAGGGAAACGCATAAGTTAGCGTGACGTCGAGATGA